AGTTATTAATATTATATTTAGAAACAATATCTTCAATAAGTGGTGCTAATTTTAGTTTTCCTCCTGGGTATCGTAAAGGAGATCTCCATGGACTCAAAACTTCACCCCCTGATTTTAAGTTAATTATTTTGAATAAACGATTACTTCTTTATCCATTATTCTAACCTCTCTGCAATGACTTTAATTCTGGGTTCTCGTGCACGTTGCCAACTACAATATCTTGTGCAATATTTATTCCACCATAACCATGTTCCTTATTTTGAATAATCGAATTAAATCCGGCACCATATCTATCGGCTTTATAAACAATAATTCCAAATTCATTTTTGGCTTTAATTTTTTTATTAGCGCCAAAAAATTTAATAATGTCGCCTTCATAAATTTCTTTGCCGTTAGCGTCTATCAAGCCGGTAAACTGTTCAAAATCAACTAAATCGTTCAATTGTTCCAAACTAAAGGTTGATTCTTTAGAATGGATCATTTGTTGAATCGTCATAGGCTTAACATAGTCGTCAGTTTCGTTTCCTGTTTTTATCCACGCTCTAAACTTAATCATTATCTTCCTCCAATTCTAAGCTTCGCCCAAGTATTAATATGCTGTCTTTGTCAATCCGAATAACTTTCTTCAAATAATACTTATCCTGCCAAACCATCGGAAAAGTTAACTCGTCAGACGTTGCAATCAGTCCAAACAGGTTAAACTTAATTGGATAACACTCCGAATCCTTAAATTTAATCATTATAGTTTCTCCTCATAAAGAATGGTTAATGTGTGTGTTAAGTAGTCACGCGGTAAAACTGTGTCGCCAGTTGATATTTGTATGACGTGTTTGTCCTTAATGAATCTGTTAACTTCTTCATCAAACTGAGAATCTTCTGTACAGATAGCCCAGAACGTCTTAATTTTCATAATTTATTCCTCCAATTATTTTTGATAACGTTGTCCCATGCTCTAAATTTAATCATCATTTTCCCTTACTTAAATATAATTTTCAGTTTGATTTAAAAATATCATTTAGCAAAACATCTAATCCTTCACGAGTTACTTCAATGTAATTTTCGTCACGGTTTTCTTTACAATTAATGAAATGACCTTCGTTGCCTTCTTTAGTATGAACGTAACTATCTTTTGGTAGTTTTAATCTAATCTTACCTGTCATATTAATATATTCCTTTCGTTTTTTACTTATGAAAAACGTTTAAGTTTATTCATGTCTATTTCATCACTGACATCAATTACGACCTGAGAGCCACTAATTTTGACCAATTTTCCATACATAGAATCGCCTACTTTTTACGGCTTCGATATTCGTTGATTGCCGCAATAATCAATAGAATGATTATGATAGGCAGCCATATCCATAAATAGTTAATTAATAAACCAAGTACGAACATGATGATAATTAATCCGAACAACCAACCTAGACAGCTAAAAGCTTCATGCATTAGCCAAATTGAAAATATCATTGATAAAAATGCTATTAAGATAACCATTTGCTTACTCACTTTCCCGTTGACCCGAAACCGCCTTTGCTATCAAATTTAATGCCATCGATAATTTGCTTCTTAGCTCCGTATTTATTCCCTTTTGATTTTCTCGATTTCTTTAATCTCAACATGTCCCCATCTCGTTTTACCGTTATATTTTTTCAAGTGATCTCTAATGGAGCAGTTACTCAATCCAATACAATCTTTAAGACGTGAATTCTTTAACTTAGCTTCTAGTTTACGAATGCCTTCTGCCTTACATATGAAGTTGCCATCTTTATCGAAAGCTGAGTATTCGTAAGTTTTAGGGATTGCAACCTCACGTTTTACTTCTTTGATTTTGATATATCCCCAATAAAATTTTCCGTGGTCTCTTTTTAATCCGCTGTTAATCATTGATAAACTAAAACGATAATTTTTAAAGTCTTTCACTTTTCTTAATTTAGTCATTAAGCATTGCTTATCAAAGTCTTCAGCAACTAACTTGTTATTCCAGTCGTACGCTTGATACAGATAAGCAGTTTTAAATCCTTTTTCATGTGTAATTAATTTTTCACCATTAAACTTTTGAATAGCTTTAAGAATTGGATTATTTTTAGGAACGTTGTTAATTGAAAAGTGGTTGTTGCCAAATTCGTCTTCAAAGGCATAATCATCTTCTAATTCATGCACAAGTTTCAGCATTTCGTGATTGTCTTTAATTTCAACAGTCATGACTATCACCTCCAACTAAACTTGGAGAACAAAGCTCTTCAAATTCTTTATCTTTTTCAGAAGTAAAACCATTTAACAGAAAATTAACTGATACATGCCCAATTTTAGCGATAGATTGTAAACGTTGAGAACTGGGCAAATGTTTGCCTAATTCCCATTTTGAAACATTACTCGCATATGCTGGCGGTGTTAATCTTTTCCCAAATTCGCCTTGTTTCAACCCAAAAGATTGTCTAACTGCTTTTATTATTTTACCTATTTCTATTTTTTGTGTTTCTGATTTAATTGCCACGGTTTTTCTCTCCCAATCTTATACACATTTTTACAGCTAATTGTTTTTCAACAAGTTGCAGTCCGTCATCTGATTTGTAGCACCAATCTTTGCCGATAAGTACTAACTTATCGTCTATCTCTAAAATTTTGTCTATTCCATACTTATCTTGTAAAGCTGACATGATTTCTTTACCTTCACTTTGTAAGTATGGTTTTTCTGTATAATTAATCATTTAAATGCTCCTACTATATTTAATGCGTCTTGTTCAGACCTTGCTACTCCATATAAAACCGGCTTATCTTTAATAAATTTTGCAAATTTAATCTGATCCGGACGACGTTTACCAATTTCATTTTTAACTTCGATAAAAAACATTTTCCCATCAGAATGTCTAAATCCAAATAAATCAGGATATCCTTTAGGTAATCCAGTATCAAACCATCGACCATCACTCATTAAAACCTTACCAACATTCGCACGAAAGACTGTGCATCCGTTTTTTGATAAAGATACACGGATGTTATTTTGAATTAAATGTTCGCTAGTCATTATCAGACACCACATCTTCATCTACATCAAACACAGGAATAACATCAGAATCATCAATCCACAACCATTTCAATCGTCTACGAATTAATTCAACTTTTTGTTTTGTGAATTGTGTTTTTGTCGAATCATTTTCAATTTTACTATCGATGAAATACTTTCCGAATTTCACATAATATCCATTTACTTTATTTGTGCAATTCAGAAAACAATTTTCATCTTCATTCAAATCTTGACCAAGGAAAATGTAAAATAATGGTTCTATTGGATCAGTTGAATAATTTTTTCTATTTTTAATCATTTGTGTTCTCCTTAAAATTATTTTTTTAATTGGTGAGCAGTTTGTTACACAGTTTGAAAAACCTGCAAAGCCTACGTACGCAAGGGTTTAAGCTGATTTTTACCGTTGGTGAGCAGTTTAATAAAAAATTCTTTTTGTATTATATATATATACTTATTTTTTTATATATACTTTTATAAAGAAAACTACTCACCCATAAAAAAAGAGGGGCATAAATGTTGCTATACCAGCGTTTATCGAACTTTTTATACCCCTCACCAACTACTCACCAAACTCACCAAACTGCTCACCCCTGTTTATTTTAGAAAGTTTAACCTTGAATCAGAAATCGGTCTAACTCCCAAATAAACAAATTTACCGCCATGTATTCTTTTTTTACTGTATTTCTGACTCAATTTGCGACCAAACATTGTCTGAGTAAATTCATATTCATGGTTTGCTTTAGCCCAATCACAATATTTTTTAAACATTTCTGATGATGAATATTGATAATCTGGACCTTTCTCACAGTTTTCATCAATAAATTGTTCAATTGGATCCATTTCTTTACGATATTCATTACTAGCTTCATTAACAATTTTTGGCGGATTTAGTCCTTCTTTTAACCACATTAAACAGCCTTCTACTGACCAATTTAAAATTCCTAGTTGTTCACGTTCTAGTTTGAATTCTAAGTTTTTATCAACATCTTCAAGTGGAACTTGATGTAGAAAAGGAATTAAAGCAATTCTCCGCCAAATACCGTCATCAGTGCCACGGATGATTGGCTTATTGTTTGTGGCTAACCAAAGTTTAAATTTTGGTGTAAATTCAAAAACATCTCCGTAAAGAACACGAGCGGTCATTTTATCGCCACCGGTCATTTGTTTAATTAATCCTTCATCTAACCGGCTACCACCATTACTTTCAGAACTAAATACCGCTCTAGCATTTTCTAATCGAGCAATATCTGGACTAGGACCACCAGAATTGTTAGGTTTAACCATTAAAGATTGAGCATTTAAAGTTTTAGCATAAGTCCCTAAAATGTTTTGAATCACATTGATAAAAACTGATTTACCATTTCGTCCATTTCCATACATAACGAACATAACTTGTTCTCTAGTCAATCCGGTTAATGTGTAACCAACCGCTTTTTGAATAAATCTGATAAGTTCCTTATCTCCGCTAAATGTAGTTTTTAAAAACTGTTCCCATTCCGGACAATCAGCATTAGGAGTATATTCAACAGAACTAACTGCTGAAAATAATTTTTTCTTATCAGAATCCTGTAAATTACCATTGCTTAAATCAACATAACCATTTTGAACATTGAAAAGAATCGGGTCTTTATCAAAATCTCCATGAGATACAGCAACTAAATGTCGAGTTTCTTTTTCCATATTTACTTTGTTTTGATGTGATTGAGATTTATTAATAAATTTTTGCCAATTTTTTTGATATTTTTCTTCATCATCATCTTCTGGAACAACAATTTTTTCATTTTTCATATTGTCAATCACATTATCAATTAGTTTGAAAATAAAGCCTTTTCCATCTTTTTCCCAATTAATTCCGTTGTAGATATACCATTTTTTATCAGTGAATGAATATTTGATAACGTCTTTATAGTTATCTAGTAGTCGTTGAGCGTTACCAGTATCAGTCCAAGATCTAGGTGGAATTGGTTTATTATCCTTTTCTTTGTTTAAAAAGGTGAGCTTATATTTTGGCATTTGTTCTTCAATTCGGCCTTCAAATACATCATTAGCTTCATTGATCGCTTTAGTAAGTGTGGCGACTCCATAAGTTGTTTTTCCGTGTCGTTCGTCCCATTTAGAACGCATTAGCCCAGATTGTCGATAAATACTATCCATTTTTGAAAAGTCTCTACCAGTCCAGAATGCTAACATGTTGGAAAAGGCTAAATCCGCTTCTGATTGAGAAGTATAATCATCTTGCCAATTTCCTTGCATTAATCTTTGAAATCTACCACCATTTTTTGAATGGACTGCTTTATTGATAATTTCGTTTTCTGGTAAATCATTAGGCGATATTTTTCTAGGTTCGTTTTCGATATTTAAAACTTTTTTAGGTTTTAAATATTTGTCATAAAGAAACTGTAAATCTTCTTTTTTAGGTGTATTAATTTTATTTGATTTACTAATGCAGTCACCAGTCAGTGCAAAAAACCGACCGCTCTCATACATTTCAATATTTCCTTTACGTCTACGGTCACCAGGAATTTTTCCTTTGACAATAATATGAATTCCAAGCTGTGACATACTTAATTCTGCATAGCTTTTAGTACGATTAAGCATGTTAAAAACAATATTTTCAGAATTAGCAGCATTCGCAAAATATTCATCTAAATCACCAGGAACATTATCAACATCAATTCCCATATAACCATTTGCAAAGTAAAAAGCTAGACCATCCATATTAAATTCTTTTAAAGCTTTAATTGCAGTATCAAAGTTAGTCCAAGTAGTCGGGTCGTTACTTTTACCAGCACCACCATCAATTGCGTTGTGTGGAATTTTAGAATATTGATGTTTACTGTTCCCAGTTTGCAATTCGGTTTTAAACAATCCCCACTGCTTTAAATCACGTAATTCTTGGGGGATGTTTTCATATTTATTCATAAATTTTCCTTTCGCGTTTTAGTAGGCCTTCCACCTACTCGCCATTTAAGGTCAATTAATCAGAATGGCAATTCATCATTATCAATTTCAATTTCTTTGCTACCAGCGAATGGATCAACAGAATTTTCTTTTTTATTTTTAGAAGTATGTTGTACATCGGGATAATTTGTTTTTTCTAAATTCCATGGTGCAATTTGATTAACTTCTCTTTTTTCACCTTTGTAAGTGTCCGTGGATTTCTTGATAAAAACTTTAACTGGCTTTCCAATTAAAAAATTAATTAGTTGTTCTTGGGAAGTAATTTCTGTACCTTCTGGAACTCCGACCGCAGTTAACACATCAGAGAAGTTCTGTGGATCGTACTTACCAGTTACTTTTCTTTTCCAAATCTTAAAATCAAAAGTTTTGCGATTGTGAAATTTAGCATTCGTTTCTTTCAATGCTTCAACGCCATCTAAATCATTTCGAACAGTTAAAGGAATTTGGAAATATTTAGTTCCACCTTTAGTTGCTTCTTCACTAGGTGAATCAATTAAGCATTCATAAGTTCCTTCATCTAATGGAGTAAATCCAAAGCTTTCGTTTTTTGATACTTTAAAATTAAAATCAGTCATAATATTTTTTCTCCTATAATCCTATAAATTTAGTTGTTTGGCTTTGTAAAACGCCCAGCCTGGCTTATAACCTTTTTGTTTGGCGATTTCATAAAGTTCTTTTCTTGACTTTGCCTTGTGCCAGTCTTTGGCGACTACAAAACGAATGTTAGTAATATCTTTTAATTCAATGTCTTTGATCTGTTTCAGTTTCGTGTCTTTTTTTGGACTTGGAATAAAACTTTTACAGTTAAAACAGACTTTTCCATTAATCGGTTTACCATTTTCATCTTTGTGAATATCACAAGCCCTAAAAAAATCTTCTTCTCTACCAACCGCAAAACAGTCAGGACATATTGTGAATGCTTCATCTACTTCAACATTATTGCTTCGATTATTTCCGCGGGGTTTTAACGACCACTGATGTTCAGTGTTAGGCATTCCGTGCTGTTCATAATTAGCAACGTGATCAATAATAATTGCTTGTTTATTCGGCTTATAACGCATACTTCGCATTGATTGTTGAATATCTAAAACAAGGCTTTTAGTCGGCCGACACATAATGACTGTTTCACAGTCAGGAACATTAAAACCTTCAGAAATTAAATCCACGTTGCATAAGATTTTTATCTTTCCAGATTTAAAATCACTCATTATTTGGTTTCGTTCTCGCTTAGGAGTTTTAGCATCTGCATGTACAGCAGTTATTCCGGCTTCTTCGAATTGCTTGGCAAGTTGTTTGCTATATTCAACTGATGGCGCATAAAGAATAGCTTGAGCTCCGGAAGCAACCTTTTGATAAGTTGAAACAACATCTCCAAAAAAGTTATATCCCAAAGCGTCTTCCATTGATTGCTTAGTATAATCACCAGTGCTACTTGCCTTTAACTTATCTTTATTAGCTAAATCCACTGAGTAATATTTGTAAGGTGCTAAATAATGGTTATCAATTAACCATTGAACAGATTTACCTTCCACCATATCTTGATAAACAATATCTAAACTATCTTTTTTGTTCATTCGCCATGGTGTGGCAGTAAAACCAATTCTTGGAACATTTTTATAAAATTTGTAGATTTCAAGATAAGTTTTAGCTAACGAATGATGTGATTCGTCAGTAATGATTAAACTAGGCTTTTGTAATTTTTTAAGCCTGTTTCTAATTTTCCCCACAGTCATTACAGATACGCTTTTCATATCAATATCATCATTAATTAATGTTTCTTTAATCTGGTCTACAAGTTCCTGGCGATGAACCATAAATAAAACATGACCTTTAGCATTTCGAACAATTTCGGCAATCATTACAGATTTACCTGACCCAGCGGGACTTTGAATCAAAACGCTCTTTTTACCTTGTTTAAACTTGTTCCTTGCTTGTTCCACTAGGTCTTGTTGGTGTGGATATAGTTGATACACCGTTTTCATCACTTCCAAACTTAAATAAATTATCAATCGTACTAGCGGTACGATCATCTAGCCTATTTTTGGCATAAACTCCATCATCGCCTTGTAAAACAACTCCGCGATTGCCAGTTTTAGGACTAATAATCACTCTTCCAACTACATCAACTAATCCAGAAATAGTATCAACAACACTATCTCTAATCGCTGGATAATATTGATTAAACATTTGTCCACTAGCAGTAGTGATTGGCTTTTGTTGTTCCCACGCTGTGACTAATAAATTTCCGTTAAAATTATAAAAAGCACTCATCAAACGGTTAAAATAATTAGTCCATCTTCCATAGTCTTGAATTTCATTTGAAATTCCGTTCTTGGATTTACGTCCCACTTCAGCAAACCAATCGCTTTGTAAAGAACTAACGTTATCGATTACTAAATTGTCATAATCTTTTTGAACTTTTGGAAAAATGTTTTTCATAAATTCATCAAGTTCTTTACTTGGCTTTGTTTGGTCGATTTTAAAATTAGTTCCATTTTCTAAACCTTCAAGAACTTTGCTAGAATCATCTAAACTTAATACAGCCGTTCTACCTTTTAAGTTTTTAACTGAACTGGTCTTTCCAGTTCCGGGTTTTCCGTAAAGTAGTACACGCCAATTTTTGTTACGTTTGATATCTTTAAAATCAGTTACTTCAACCATATTTATCTCCTATCTAATCGTGATGTTTGTTTTTTCTTCTTCCCAAGCATCAATATCTGTGACTATTTCGCCATTTTTACTGATTGCTTGACCAGCTTTAGAAAATACAAGGCTCTTTTTAATGTCGGACCAATTTACTTTTTCTTCAGTTTTAATTGCATCGGGAGAATATTTTTTAGCAATTTCCAATAATTTAGCTTTGTCTTTTGGATAATTGATCACTTGCTTAGTTCCGTGAGTGATTAGAATGTTTGGTAAGTCTAATCGTTTCTGTGGTAAAGTCATTGCGTAAGCGTCAAGTTGTGATTTATAAAAATCAACTCGCTCCTGATTATCATTCTTGATTTTTTCAAACCATTCTTTATTTTGTTGCTGACGTTCTTCGTAAGTCTCTTTGGCCCACTCAACATTTTTAGCAGCTAATTCTTTAGCATGTTTTAATTTGTCAGCAACTACCATGGCTTCTTCAACATTTGTAATTTTTAAATCTGTCATAATAATCTCCTTAATTTTTAGTAGTTAGATCTCGTCCGCAGTATGGGCAATAATCAATTGCCATCTCCCAATCTGCGTACCATGTTTCTGCTGCTTCTTTATCTAAACTGTCCCAAATACAAATTGCGTATCCATGTTGGCCATAGATTTGAACTAGTTTGCCATCCTCTTCGAAAATTTCTTGTTTTTCACATGCAAAACATTTCATGACTTAAACCTCAAACGATTTTAAAGCTGGGTGATTTGATTTTTTTAATATTTTAGCTTTCAAATCATCAACTAATTGACACCATTGAGATAAGGTTCTTTGCTTGCTAATAGGACAATTATTTCTAGCAGAAATTACTTTTTCTAAGTTATGCTGCAATTTTAAAATATTTTTATTTTTTACCATGTTTTTCTCCAATTCTTGATTTAATTACTTACGACAGTTAAAATTGAGATGTTGAAGATTTAGAATTAACAACAACTCTTGACTGTTCACGCTTCCACGTGATCGGTCTTTTTTTATGATCTTAATTAATCTAATCATTTGGACCTCCAAAAAAATCTTTAAAGTAATATCTTGGGTTACTAATCATTTCTTCAATGTCATCTTTCAAAAACTTGAAGAAACTAACGATTGCATAAATTACATACTTCCCGTAAAACGCTGCAAAAATGAATATTGCAATATACATTACCCATGCTGGGATTTCTGCCATCATTTCAATCCATCCTTTCTCTTAATACTTTTTTTACTGTTGGATAAAACTCTTCCGGCCAATAATAGATTGACCTACCTTGCGCACCAGTTGACGTTTTCTTATGGTGCTCGATTGCTCTCATTGCTGGAGTCTTTGCAATATCTTGCCATTCATTAGCCGATTGTCGTGTTAAAACTCTAGCAAGCTTTGTATCAATTGTTACGTAATCAAGTTTTATATTTTCAGCAATTGGAGCAATCATTTCATAAGCAACTTTTTCAGCTGCTTGTTTATGAATTTCTACAAGTGAAACATCATTCACGAAATCACCTTCTTTCTGTTTGGTATAATCACTTCAAGGGAGGTGATTATATTGGATAATGAAAAATTAGCATTAGAATTAACAAAATCATGGTTAATTTTATGGGATTAAACAATATTTCAGATTCAAGTATTCGTTTTCAAGTTAAACAAACAGATTTATACGCAACTTATCAACGGATCCTAAAACAAATTGAAGAAGATAAAAACTAATCTTTAATTTTGTTTCCAAAAACATCATATAAATCTTTTTTTGGGACCTTCATGCTACTTGCGATAGCGTGAAGGTCTTTTTCTATTTCCCAAAAACAATTTAGTAGCTCTCTAAAATATGAAATCATCTATCTCACCTCCTTTTTAATTAGCTATTAATTCATTTGATATAATCGTCACTAGAAAGGTGGTGATTAAAATAAAAGATTTAAGTTTATATCTATCGACATTTTCATTATTAATTAGTTGTATAACTCCTTTTTACTTATGGATTAAATCAAGAGTTAACTTGTTAATCAAAAATATAGGAACATATAGAATTACACCTAAAGATTTTTATATTTTAATTTCAATAACTAATAAATCTTCAAAACAAGTTGCAATAACAAATATAAATATTTTTCAAAAAGATAAATTGTTCGAATCTTATAGGAAATCTCATGCATTTGAAGGTCCGCTTTGGGATATTTCTCCTTATAGACCACCATTCAAACAAGTTCCGGAAATTATGACGACTAAGCTCCCATATAACTTACCTCCAAATGAAACAAAAGATTTTTTAATAGAATTTGTTGATCCCAAAGGATTTGATTATTTTGAAAATTTTGAATTAGAAATTAAAACACCTAATAAAATTATTCATAAAAAAATGTCACATAAATACTTAACAGGAAAGCAAATATCGAGATTAATATAGAAAATATCATCCAATATTTTTCAAAATTATTCATAACTTATCCTTTCATAAAAATTTTCCTCACTATTTAGTGGGGATTTTTTGTTCTAAAACTTTTCTATAAACATACTCATTAACTTCATATAAAACTTTGTTAATCTCATTGACGCTTAAAGATGAAACCGACAACAAGCAACGTAAAACCATCACGGTTCATGTAATACATCGGAAGTGTCTTGTTTTGCTTCGATAAATAAGTTCCTAATTTAAACATGTTTTGGAGAGCTGAATTTTCAGCCGTCAAATTTTCAATAGATTGAATTACATTCTTATGTCTTTTTCCAAATGTTTCAGCCACTTTAAGTGAACTTGTCACTGCTTGTTGGTCTTTCATAATTACCAAAGTTTCCATATTAACTCACCTTCTCTTTTTGTGTTGTATTTTTCTTAACACTTACTTCAAAAAAAATATCATCAATCTTTTTTCCAAAAAAATCAGCAATCTTTTCAGCTGTATTGGGCCCTGGGCATAGTTTTCCATTAATGACTGACGAATAATAAGCTGGAGCTATACCAATGCAGTTGGCAACATCTTTATTGTACTTGCCTTTTCGTCTAGCAGCCCTGATTAATTCTTGCGGGTTCTTAACTTTTAATTTTGTAGTTGTCATTTTTTATCTCCTTTCAACATAATTAATTATATATCATCGTTTAGAAATATGCAACACTTTTTAAATAAAAATATACATTTTTCTAAACATTTAATATATACTATATTTAATAAATTTAAAGGAAGTTCTCTAAATGACTGATATAAATAAGACTAACTTAGGAATATATATTAAAAATACGTTAGATGAAAGCGGTTGGTCATTAAGACAGGCAGCTTTGCAAATTGGAGTATCCCCTGCTTACCTTTCTAAATTAACTAACAAAAAGGCAGATTCTAATCCTAAGCCAGAAACTCTAGATAAAATAGCTAAAGGTTTAAGAATAAATAAGTTTATTCTATATAATCTAGCTGGTATTGAAACTCCTAAGCCTTCTAACATCGAGTATATAGGCTCAAGCTTTGTAAACGTTCCAGTGATTGGTGAAATAGCATGCGGTGAACCTATCATCGCTGAAGAAAATATTTCTGACTATGTTCCTATCCCCTCTGATGTGGTTAAAAGCGGCACATTCTTTATCCTTAATTGTATTGGTGACAGCATGGAACCAACTATTGCTAATGGCTCTCAAGTCGTTGTACGCGAGCAACCAGACGCCGAAAATGGTCAAATAGCAGCAGTTTTACTAGAAGACGAAAATACAGCAACCTTAAAACGAATAAAGAAAACAAAAACCAATGTAATTCTTATGCCAGATAACCCATCATATGACCCAATTGTTTTAAACGAAGATAGACCTGGGCGCATTTTAGGTATCGTAAAAATGGAAATGAAAAGATTTTAATTGCTAATGGGAAATATAAACAAATATGAGGGTAGCGTCAAATTGAACAAGATAACTAAATAGCAACTAACAGGCTCTACATTAATTAGCCCTAGAGGGTTACGAAATGGATTATAATTACGATAGACGATAGAAACGGAGGATACGTCCAGATACGGATGACGTTAAAAGCTGAAATAATTTATATAAGTGGAATAAAGTAATACCAAATGCAGAAAGTATAAAAAAAGTAGCTGATGTTTTAAATGTATCAACTGATTATTTATTGAATGGAGATAAAACTAAAAAATCATCCAAATCGGTTGATTTAGATGATTTATCAACCGTGATGACATTCCAGGGTGAACCAATTCCAGAAAAATATAAAGAAATCGTTAGAGATCTTTTGAGAAATTTAAAGGACAAAGAAGAAAATGAGAAGTGACGTAATTAACGGTTTATTATGCTTCGCACATTCGCATAAAATCGATTATATAATGTCAACAAGTTTGCCAATAGATATGCCTTCATTTGTATTATTTGGTGATAAAAGAAAACAAATAATTGTTAATTTAATGATGATGACGATAAGAAAATACCATTTGTAATTGCGCATGAAGTAGTGCATGCAATGCTATGTACTAAAGAAGACACTGAATTATATTCAAAAACTTTGTTGCATGACAAATACGAATATAGAGCAAATTGCATTGCAGTTAGATTATTACTACCCTATTATCTTGATGGTCTAGATGAAATTGAACAAGTTAATGTAAATGACTTTATGAAAATGTTTGAGCTAACTAATGACATGTATGATGCTTGTGTAAAAATTATGAAAAATTGTATTGCTGCTTAACTATTTAAATACAAGGAGAAAAAAACATGAATACAATTAAAAATCAGTTAAAAGAACATAATGCTAGAAAGTTCAATAATATATATTTTGATTTTTCCACAAATGAAATATTTAAAAAGCATCTTTTTGGTAAATATGAGAAGAAAAGATTTAGTGAAATTACCGGTTTTCATTTAGATCAACAAGGAAAAACTAAAGAAAAGCACCATAGGGTTACTCGTGCTATTGTTGGTACTGCTCTGTTGGGTAATGTTGGTGGTGTTGCCGGTGCATTAACTGGTGGCAAAAAGTATGACATTGTTACTAAACTTGATGTGATAATCAATTTTAAGGATGGAAGTTCTTGGATTGAAAAGTTTATACAATCAGATACTAAAACAAGTTCATTTATCTATAAAGGAGAAGCTGGAATTTGTGATGGATTAATGGGAACGTTAAAAGAAATAGACAGAAAAGGTCTTACAAATAAAAATAGTTAGTAATTTTATCATTCTACTTAAAATACTTTAAAAAATTTAATCCCGTTCGTAGGGTTTTTATTTTAAACGTCAAAGAACACACGTTTGAAAAAGGAGGTGAAAAACAATGAAATTAAAATACTCAAAAAAGCATCCACGTGTATTCTCATATAAGTTAAAATCAGGTACTTTGTGGGGTTACCGTATAACTTACTACGATTCATTTCATAAACGCAGAGAGTCCCAAAAACGTGGATTTAAAACAGAGATGGACGCTTATCGTGCTTCTTTAACTGAAGAAAGTCAGATAGCTGAAAATGAAACTGATCTAGTTAAAAATAAGAACGTAACGGTTAAACAGTTCGCAACCGCTTATATAAAGAGCCACGAAAATTTGTTGAAATCATCTACCATAAGAAGTTACCACACAGCTTTTAATCAACACATTTTCAAACTAATTGGAAATAAGAAATTGACATCATTAAATAAAACAACCTACATGTCTAAGTTGATTAATCCGATGGTAGAACAAGGTTATTTGAGAAATACGATTCTCAATGTACATCATCGTATGATGACAATCATGAATGAAGCTGTTGATGATGGTATTTTAAAACGAAACAAATTATCACATGTTAAAATTCCTGATACTGGAAAACAAGAAAAACGAATCATGACAAAAAAAGAGTTAAAACAGTTCAATGCTCGATTAGAGAAAGAACCAATTTTAACTCAAGTGATTATGTACACGTTGCAGCAAACTGGAATGCGACAAGGTGAATTATGCGGGCTACAATGGCAAGATATAGATTTAGACAATTTAAAAATAAACATTAAACGCACTAGAGATGACATTGGAGTACGTACGCCTAAGACACAACAAAGCATAAGAGAGATAACTATTTCTCAAAGTTTATCTAATTTATTGAAACAATATAAAGTTGAAACATCTAAAGCGTTCTTAAAGCATGGAAAGCCATTTGAAAAATCAACATACGTATTACAAAGCGAATATCTTAATCCGCTTGTAAATACTGGAATTTCTTTAAGATTAAGAAATACATTAAAGCGTGCTAAATTAGGATATTTAGTTGGTCATTTTACTGCACATACTTTCAGACATATGTATGCTAGTTACCTATTAAATTCTGGTGTGCCACTTTCAGAAGTTTCTGCTGCTCTTGGTCATTCAAATCCACAAATGACACTTTCAATTTATACCGAACGTAATCCTGAGAAAAATGAAAATTTAGCCGATAAATTCAACGAATTATGGTAGTTTTTATGGGATATTTAAAAAGTCTTAGTGCTAAATACTGCTATATCAGCGACTTTATAGAATATAACCAATATGATCGGC